GATTAAACCAAATAGCAAGAACAAACTATAGTGCTGATATTAGCCAAGTAACAGATTTGACATTTTTAGATGTTGAATCTGTTGGGCTCAACATACCACTCTTGAAATATGAGATGTTTTGTAAGAACTACCCTTTGGATCCTTCCTTTACTTTTTATTCTGAAAGGTTTGATTTCCTGAGAAACGACATTATCGATTTAGGAGGGTCTGGTGATTGTTTCATTAGAATCCTGCAGTATGCATACAAAAAGTTTTTTGATGTTTCTATGGAAAAACAATTCTTTTATGTCTTTTTACAAAGATTTTTCCCTGAAATAAAAGAGAATGATTACATAGAAGAGAAACATATTTGGGTTTTAATGAAGATATTGCCGTTTAATCTTTTAATCCATTTTGAAAATGAAAACTTGGATTCTCAGTTTTTTGGGACTCCTTACAATTTTCTGATTGTGCATGTCACCAATAGAACAGAAGGCTTTGTCTCTGCCAGTGAACATTATTTGGTTGACAAGATTTCTCCTTTGTTTTTGAGATTTGATGAAGACTTAATTATAAATTTAATAGCTGAGTTTTCAATATTAAGAATGTTTGAAAATGATGAAATTAATGAATCATGTTACTTAGAATGCAGCCAGATATTGAAGATGAGGAATAAGTTTTTTCATCACCAGGAAAACAATTATTTGGACATTGTAACCGGAATTGACGATAGTAAAAAACTTGAATTGTTTGAATCATACCCTATATGGATAGATCAAGATTACACTATTTATTATGCTGACGAGTCTTCTTGTATGTGTTTACAAGGGAATTTGTTGATTAGTGATGTTTATGATGAAATGAAAATCAAGGTTTTGGTAAATTGGGAGGAAGAGTCTTTGAGAAGTAGCTTTAATTCTTCAATAGACACCAATGAGCTTTGCACAGATTTACAGACATTGTTAGACGTTCCGGTTCCAGTTTCTCATCCTGTAATCAAGATTTATGATGAGACTTATGTTTATAATGATCTGGATACACAAGCCATAGAAGAGATGGAAACGATGGAAATGTTTAACAACGACTTCAATGTTTTGAAAATTTCTGATAAAAGTTTATTGTTAAAAAAAGATATTGAAAAGAAAACACCCAGAGTTGAAAAGGATGTTGATTATGTTTATTCTCCTCTTTCATTTGAAAGATATCACATATCAGGCGATGATCCTAAAAAATTGATAAAAAAGTTTTTAGTTTTTTATACCATAATTCTAAATTAAATCAAAATATTTATCAGTCTGATAAACAATTAAAAACAATAATAGCTAATATTTTTGACTGTTTGACCCATGTCTCAAACATTTCTGAAGACACTTTTGACTCTGAAACCCAAAGTTATCTGGTTGCTTGTGTTGACTTAATTTTCCATTTGAGACATGATATTTTTGGGATGTTCTGTCAAATCAGCGAAAATGGATCTGCCATGATAGATACTGATGTTAATTTAAAAGAGGTATTCGGCATCGATACAAATAAAACACCAGATTGGTTTGTAAAGATAGGAGACAGGACAATTTTTTACGAATTCACAGTTGTGTCAGATAAGGATAAGGCTCTTCTACAAAAGGGAGGGTTGGATGTAAGAAAATATGACCGTGAAAGTGAGCTCCTGACAAGTATAGGCATTGAAAATGAATTCAAATTGGCTTTTTATGATATTAATGATAAAAGTACTAATATGTTCATTGCTGAAGATTTAAATGATTCATTCAATGATTACAAAAAGTTCTGTGAAAAAACCAAGGAACTGAATTACTTAAGGGGTTATGGTAAAGACAATCATCTTCTCCCCTCTTGGATGATTGATGAATTTTCAATTCTAACCAATGATGTGTTGAATTCTTGTGATTTTTTACAATTGGGTGATATTTCTATGGTACCCTTGATGACGAAAACTTTTATGGTTCCAAAGAATTTTAAGTCAAGATTTTTGAAACAAGAATCCAGGTTATTAAAAGATTTATCAGACACTAATAAAGCATTTAGAGCTGTTTTAAATTATGACGGCAATTTTATTCAAATTGCTTACAGAAATGATGGTTGTAGGATTAATGATCTAATTTTAGCAATAAAACACTTTGACTGGAAAATTTTAATTAAATACTTATACACTGCATTTATGAGAGGCAATAGGAGACTTTTTGAAAAATACAAGTTTTCGCCTTATGATGATGAAATAATTGAAACTCAAGAACAAAATATTCCACATTCTCAATCTCAAATTCCTTATGAACAACACAGTTTAGAATGGGAAGTTGAAGCCCAATTGTCTGACCGTTATTTGAAATTTTATTCTAGAACACCTTTGCCTATTGCCAATGATATAAAAAAACTAAGAAATGATGTTAAAGAAGAAGTAAAAGCAATGCTTAAGAATAACACTGATGCATTGTTAATTAACAAAAATGTTAATCAGGATATGATAGTCAATTCCATTGAACTATTTAAACAAAGTATTTCTATTCAAAATATGAAAGAGGTAAAAGACGACTGGATCTCTCCGATTACTACTTTCCCCTTAATTGACCCTGCTGTTGTGGAGTTTGGTGAATTGGATGTATTGAAGTTTAAATTGAATTTAAATAGAGAATGTCCTATCATCATGGCTGTCTTTAAAAGCATTCAGAATAAAACATTCAGAACAGGGATTATCCAAACAGACACTAATTTGCAAGAAAAAGAACAATTGCATGCGGTCAATCAAAAGATCCTTAACTTGAAAAAAACCTATTTATTAACAAAGGAAAATTATAGGGATGACCCCAATTGTAAATTGTTGAATACAGAGAAGAAATCCATATTGAACAAAATAAAGAAAACAAAAGTTCCTTATAAACAAACCAGCAGAGTTAAGTATATTACTGTTTCCAAAGAAACTTGGAAGAATTCTTCAGATAGTGAATATTTCAATTGGGCAAAGAAAGATGATGCTTTCAAATTAAAAAAATTTGATGGTAATTATGGGGTAATGAAAAACAGTAACAATTTTATGTCAAAATTGATTGATTTTTTTACCGGTGAAACTGACTATGTTTCTAGATATAGGGGGTTTTTTGATTTAAAATTAAATGATAAGGATATATTTGACGGACTGTGTTTAGAAATGCTAAAACAATATATTCCTTTATTTGACCATATAAAAAATAAAAGAATAATGCAAATAGCTGACTTTATTAGCAAGTTGTGTTTTAATCTAACTTATATGAGTCAAACAGCTCATTCAGGCAGTGATTTCATGTTTGAGAATCTGTCTTGTTCCAACGTGTTATTGATTGTTAGAGGAGGAAAAAAGATGTTCACTACAGGTAGGTCACGTCACTTTAGATTGATGTTTCCGAGAAGTGACATTTTGGTTGATTTGCTAACTTTGGGTAGGGATACTCATTCTTATATTCACACTGATACACATATTCTAACACCTTGGATGACTTTACATGAAAATGAAATACACCAGGGTTTAACTTTGTATCAAGCTTTCACTTCTCATTACTGCATTACCCAAAATAGATTGAACAAAGACCATGAATCCAACAGTGAGATATTAAGTTTGTTTCCTATGATTTTGTCTCTACATGGGAGAAGAGAAACAGAGGCTTCTCTACACAGCATCAGATATATTCTGGCCAACATGTTAGCTGATTCAAGCTCTGTTGATGCTATGTTACCTGAACTGACGATAAAAACAAAAGATCATTTCCAATTCTCGCTTAATGAAGGATTGCAGGCCAATGTTGAAAAATATTATTTAGATACTAGGTCAGGAAATTTTAACAATGTTCAACATCCTTATTTAAACATAAGCTTTCATGGTGAAACTGCACTCTCCACTATTATTTATAGTACTTACCTGATGACCAAATCACCTACCACTCAAAGATTGGAGCAAGTAAAAAATCTGAAAAAAGATTTACAGTCACATAAGATATTCATGCAAATTTTGAACGAAGAAGAATTTTATGAGAAATCTTATGTGAAATGGCAAGATAGGAAGTTGATCAAATATAATGAATCCAAACAACTGTTGGTTCAAAAAGCTAAAAATTTAAGAAATCAATATAAAAAATGGAAGTCTGATAGAACAAATTCGAATAAATCAAAAGAAGAGATGGCTAAAATCGAAAAAGAATTGGATTTTATTTCTAGAGTGATCCTGAAAACCAATAGAGAAGAAAAGAAAAGCAGGCTTTATTATAACATAACAGAAAAAGACAATAGAAAACTACCACATTATGATTTCACACATTGTCAAAAATTTGATTATAGCAACGGGTATACACAAGACAAAGGTGACAGGTATGCCTATTCTTCCAAGATGTCTTATTTAGTAGGGAAAAGCTTGTCTGATTACATGAAGTCTAAACGATATATGCCGGAATTATTCACAGACTGGGATAACTGTCTAAATTCAAGTTGGATTAATGTTGCAAATGAGTCAGGGATGAGATATAAAGGGAAAGAATTCTTTGGCAGAAAAGGGCATTATGTTGTTACAGAAGAATTATTAAAAGTGTTTGACAATGATTATAAAAAGCAATTTTTGCAATTGTTGGAAAAAGATGATTTCACCAACCTAAAAAACTTTGCAGGAATGGATATAACTTTCCAAAGTAGGATAATGAACATGAAAAGACCGACACTAATTTTTCACATTGTAGACAAAAGCCAGAGAGGGGGTGGCCGGGAAATTTATGTTATGGATTTAGATACTAAGACTTTACAACAACCTCTGGAAAGCTTTTTTTCAAAATGGTGTAAAAAAGTCCCCAATGAGGTGATTAGTGTTCCTTCTAACAAAAGATTAGCCGTGATTCATTCGTTACTATTTGAGAGGGCTCAGGACGAAAACAAATCATGGTCTTTTGCAACTTTGGATTGTACAAAGTGGGCACCAGCTTCAAACATGAATAAATACATTTTGTTCATATTAGGGGCTGCGGAATGTCTTCCGTCAAGTTTTGTGAAATACTTTTTGGGATTTTGCAATTTGTATTATAACAAACAAGTTCATACTTCAATAGCAACTTTCAGAGGTATTAATAACGATCAAAAAAATCAAGATGTTTCTAAATACTTTTTTGAAGATTCAGAAAACAATTCCATGTTTCATGTCAAACCCTACAGCTTTATGATGGGCATTTTTAACTTCTTAAGTAGCTTAATGCATGCTGCTAATATTACATTTGCAAATGAACTGATTAATGAGCTGTTGTTAGAAGAAGAAATGGAACCATCTTTCAAATGTTCCATTGTAGCACACTCTGATGATAGCGGAGGGAAATTTGAAGCTAGTAATAACAAAGTTCTCAACAAAGGCATTTCTTATTATGAAGTAATGTTAAAAATGTGTAATCACAACCTTTCTCTTAAAAAATGTAATCTGAGCAGGAAATATTTTGAGTTTTTAAGCATTTTATACATTAATAAAAGACTTTTACCTTTGATTTCAAAAACAATTGCTAATCTTCAATTAGAACCTACTGACAAAGGTCCTCCTCAGGAGTTAATTGATTGTATTAGCAAATCTATAGAAATAGTAAGCATCGGAGGGACCTTCTCAGAGGCTTATTTTAAAAAGATTCTAAAAGCTGATAGTGTTTGTGATTTTTACAAAATACCTAAGGATATTAACTTACCACCACAAGCTTTAGGTTACCCTTGTTCACATCCTTTGTTAGACTTATTAGCAGGATCCAATTCTGACCTTATCAGATTGTATAGGAAAGATCCTACTTCTTTGATGAATCTGTTGTCTATGATGAAATTAACTAGTTTGGAAATGTCTGAGCAGGGGATCCCTTGTTTGTATTACAGGCTTCACATTAGAGAACAAAATTTTATTAAAAAACAAAGGACAAAGCTTCATTATAGTTTATCGGAGATTAATACCAAACTTGAGGGATTATTAGATGTGAATGAATTTTATTCTGACCTCTCTCAGACAACTGCGAAACATTCTTTTTTGAGTTTTTTGAAATATTATAAGCTTTATCAAAGTAAAACTTACACTTCATCCTTACAATACGAAAATAAAACTAGACGATTAGGAAGGTCGATGTTTTCTGTTTCACAAAAATGCATGTATTTTTTAAATGATTTCTGGAAGCCTAGAGATCTACAAGTTCTACTGAGGAAAAACATGATTGCTTTCAATAACGACACTTTGATAATGGAAGATGACAGTATTACTCAATTGAGCAATGATGACAAACTTTTTGTTGAAAAGATAAAGGTTAAGATGAACACTATTTTTGAATTGTCTTTTTCAGAATTATTAAATTTCTGCAAAAGATTTAACCATTGTAGCTTAGAAAACATGAAATTAGAGAAGAAGTCATTAACCTCCAAACCTGTTAATCTTTTCTTTCAAAATAACAAAAGCGGTATGGTTTTAAATCATAATCCTGCGGATATATTGTATTTCCACAAGTATAAAACCTTGTCCTTTTTAATTTTGCCAAAGGTTAATCTTGCATCAGATTATGAAAGATTACTTGACATTTACCCGGGCATTGACTCAGACAATCTTAAAATGGTATCTTCAAAATACCAGAAATTTAACAATAAAGAATTCAATATTTACAGTCAAGTGGAATCGGAACACAGACATGTTGACAACCCGTATAAATATCTTAGTTATATTCTGGAGAATAGTTTTTACCATGAAAAGATTTTCAATATAACTTATCAGTCTTATAAATTATTAAAACAAGATAATAAATTTTCTGAAGAAATGAACCCTCAGATAAAAATGCTTGAGATCATAAAAACACATCTTATATTTCAAAATGTCTTGTATGATACTGATGTCAAATTTCCTGAATTACAAATTGCTAACAAGCGATACAAAATGACAGATATATTGACAAAAAGGGATACAACACTGAGTCTTGGATTAGTAAACCTTTTTGTAAGAAGTCATATAATGTTCAAAGAACTTAGTGAGTTATCTTTTGTTAGTTCTGATAAATTATTAGAAATCCCGGTGCTGTATACCTGGTTAAAAGCACAGGCTCAATTAGGGGACAGCTGGGTTGGAAGTCAAGTGGTTCTAATCAAAATAAAACAGTTAGCATTAATTATAACTTTAGATAAAGAAACTGTTGAAAATGTTCGTTATTATGGTGATTTTACAGGGAATTTTGACATTGAAATGAAAGAAGTTTGGAATATGCTTACAAGAAAGTTTGGAGCAACTATGAATTTTACTTTGACTCCTAATGATAAAAAACTGACATTGGGTTATAACAAATTTACTGAAAATTTAGGAGTATTTGAAGGTAGAGAAGTTTCAATGGGTTGTAAAATGGAAAATATGGGATCTCTTGATGATCTTGCCAACCAGATCCTCTCTGGGAAATTGAGATTAAGAGAGAAGAAGGATAACATTTTTTATTATCAGATATCTCACAGAAATAAAACATTAAAATTGTATGATCCTATTGAATTATTTAATTCTTCCTCCAACTTAGAAGCTGTAGTAGACATGAGGAGAGCTGATAGTAATTTGTGGGATAATTTCTTTTCAAAACTTGTCAGACACGGGATTGTGGAAACAAAAATAAGCATGGAAGACTGTTTAAGCAGATTTGACCAATTTGAGTTATGTGAAGTTACGGACCAAACCAATGATAATTTAAAAGATATGCACCTACCTAGTATCTTGGAGCTAGAGGATGATGACTACCAAAACAGTTGTTTGCAAGAGGCTTTTAAAAAAAGTTTAAACAACATTAGTGACACACAATTCAAATCAATAGGCAAATTAGACAACAAGCTAAAAAGATTTTTCAATGAAATGAATGTAGACCCCAGAACTGTGCCTGAATCTGTAAGGAAGACTTATACTGAAGATATCTACTCAAAATATATTAAAAAGAATATGAGTGAATACATGAATGATTTAGAAAGTTTGACAAAAGTGGGGTTTGAAGAAGACAACGTTAGATATTTCACAGACAAGTGGGGTTCAGAATCATTCAGAGATGCCTTGGTTTTCTTCTCTAAAAGCATGCAATCGATAAGAGATTTAGATGAAGTATTTGACAAGTCCAATCAAGACACTTTGAAGTTGTGTTTTTATGAAATCATGAATTCTGTGTGTCTTGTTCTAAAAGAAAATCAAGACATATGGAATAAAAATAAAAAATCTTGGATTATCTCAGGGAATAACTTCATAGATTGGTTTTTCTCTTTGCTTTACATGAGCAAAAAATCTAAATCATTAAAGGGTGAGAGAAATTTTCCTTCTTTCATTATCAACCAATGTATTGACATAGTATTTACCAATGATAAACTCCTTGAACAAATGACTGAAAGAGTGAAAAACACGAATAACAAAAAATTAAAACCTATTTTTGACTCTATACCATGGGACCAAAGAACAATAGTACCATTGAAATCATTGTATGCATCATGGAGAAGATTGGATTGGGTTTTTATAAGCCATAAAACATTGTATGAAGGAATTACAGACAATACAAGAAATAAACTGCCTAAAGATTTGATTTCTTTTCCTTTTTCAAATATGGTGGTAAGAAATACAAACCCTCAAACTTTTGGTACTTTATTGCCGGCTGTCTTGGATTTAAAGATTGAAGACGTCACAGAGAGATTTGAAGAATTAGTAGATGATTTCGACTGTGAAATGGGGTTTGCAACTTTTGATGAACAGTTTGAGGACATTTTATATACAAGTCCAGTCGAAGACGAAGATCAATACGAAGATTGGCAAAGTATGATGTATGACAAAAAAGACAATATCTATGATTCAAATTTTGATATTGTTAAGTCTTTTAACCCCAATGTTTTTAAACCTTTTAATAAAACTGGGAAATTAGCTTATTTAACAAGTGAAACCATGAGTGTTGACTTATTAGCAAACATAATATTTGACAGCAAGTGTGAGGTAATGATCATTGAGACTACGTCCATATTAAATCTAGATAAATGGTTCTCCACTGGAAGAATGAAGATGTATTATAAGACAATCGGGCATAAAAGAAACACCTTATGTGATAAATTCATGTATGTTATAGGCAACACTGAAACTTTGGAAAAAATCGATATGTGCAAAATATGCAACGTCCAATCTTTTGATAAGAGACATATGCAGGACTTACATGATGACAATGACTTTAAAATAATCAATGGAAAAAGGGTTGATTTAAACATTTTTGATTTCAAAAAACATCTTATTGCCATTAGAACATTAAAAGCAATGAGGAAAAATGACCAAGATTATGACAATACTCAAGTCTTGTTGTCCAAAGGTCTTGATAATTTAGATTCCTTAGAATTGAATCAACTCATAGACTCTTTGAACAAAACTCTGAATCTGTCTTCACTATATCAAATATTAGAAAATGATCACAATATTGAGAAGAATATAATTAAAATGATAGATGAAAATGTCAAATCAGAAAATTATTTTTTCGACAATGGAAAAATATTATATAAGATTTTGAACAATAAAAAATATGAAGGTCTTAACTGGTTAGATGTTTTCAGCAAATTGATCGGTAATAAATCCAATTTGATGGAATTGGTATCTAGAGCAGGAATCGGAAAGAGTTTGATAGAAACAGTGAATGATAAAGATCTTAAGAATTATCCCACCCATCTATTTGTAGGGAAACAACAATTTAGCAAATTCGATATTAACAGTAAAATTAAGAAAGAATTAGATTTTCTTCTGAAAAATAAGACATCAGAAATAAACAACAATGAGCTATTATTAACTGATATTGAATACAACACATTAAAATCAACAATTTGTACTATAGAAAATTGGTTTGATAGATTGGTAGAAAAAGATGATGAGAAATTTTTGAACAATGACGGTTATTTGTTATCAACATTAAAATGTCTGTTATCTATTTCTAAAAAAACAGATCATCAAATTATCAATCATGATTTTTTAAATTTGATACAAACTATAAACAATGACTATAATATATCGAGGTCAGAATATTATGAAAAGAAATATAAAACGAAAAAAAGAATTAAATTGGTAAGAAATAAGCAAGAGCATATACCTTCTGAATTAAAAGACAAACTTAACAAATTTAGATATCAAATTGATTAAATTAGTTACTAATTGCTATTTTAT